GAGTACACTTCAGATCTAGTTCTATCGTCGAGATCTTCATAAAGCATGTTTTTAAACATTTGAGGATTGTTTTCAACATACGCTTCGGCTGCCATATCTGCATCGTATTTATAATCTCCTGATGGAAAAATATCATCAACTGCATTTTCTGGAGAATACTNTCNTAAAATTTCTTTATCAACGTCTTTTGAAGTTGCAGCTTTTAAAACTGCATCTTTGTTAAGTTTACCATCAGCATCAAATAAATCATTGATATCCGTGTCTTCTAAAATATCACCTACTATTTTTTCACTTTCCGGAGTTGTGGATTTATTAAATCTTTTATTAGCTGCATCAAACATATTTCTTTTTAAAGTATCGTTTGGTAATGGAATTTTATCCCCAGTTGTAATTGATTCTTTACCAAATTTATTTCTTATTAAATCTAATAAACTTTGAACACCTTTTTTAGATGAACCAATTTTATAACCAATACGGCCGCCGTCTGCTCTATCAAAAGTGTAATTTCCTTCTTTAATAACGTCATCAGAAATAGTAGCTGACTCCTCAACAATCTCTCCTGCGTTTCCTCTGTCACTTCTTAGTAAAGCTGTACCTTCGTCATATTCATCTGGAATAGTTTTACCTTTAGTCGTTTCATCAGCCAGACCTTTTCCAGGTTTATAACTCATGTAAGTTTCTTCAGTTAAAGGTTGACCATAATAAGCTTCTGAACCATCATCAAGTACTTTCATTCTTTGAATTGTTTTTTCACCTGTTACAACATCTTCGGTTAATGTGTAATCTTTATATGTTGTAATTTTTTCTCTATCTTTTGTTGCAAGTCTTGGTGCATCATCACCCATCATTTTAATTTTTTNNACAAGATTNAAAAAGTATGGAGGAACTTGTCCACCGGATCCTGCAGCTTCTTTTGCAACTTCTTTTGCAACTTGTGTCCCAGCTTTCTTGCCACCAAATCCTAAGATTCCTGATTTAAGTGCCCCGATTCCTGCACCGACACCTCCTAGTAATTTTAAAAATCCTCTACGTCCCATTCCACCTCCTACGAATCCTGCTCTGCCACCGTCTGCTTTTTTCTCAGGGTCGTCTAATTTACTTTTCATAGACGCAATACCATCTTTATTGTTTTTTAATAGTCTCTGTCTAATCTGTTCTTCTGTTTCTTTTGCCGTATAAGAAGGGAATGCTGGGGACTCATCAAATTGTGCAGGAATTATATTTCCACCTCTATCTTCATATAAAGCGGGATCTAATTTTTTAGAAAAGTTTTGTGCTTGTTCTCCACCCAATATACCTTCTGCAGTATTAATAGGGTTGCCTTTCATGTCAACAACCTTATTCATGTCTTTTGCTCTTTGAATAGCTTCTTGTTGGATTTTAATTTTTTCTACACCACTAGGTAATCTACCTGTCTGCTTAGTGAAACCCCGAGTTAACTGAGCTATCATTTCCGCAACTGTCATTCCAAATTTTATCATTAGTAGTAATTCCTTTTAGTTTTTTCAGTAGTATCATCTACATAGTCTTCAGGGTGCTGAATTAAACCACCTTGTCTAAATCGCATGATNGCTTGTGTAGTACTATCTACTAAATCATCATGATCGCCATAAGGAAAAGCTGCACACTCTTCAATGACTTCGTCCGCAAATTTTTGATCCGGAGCCCATATCATACCAGATTCGAACAAAGGTGCAACAGCATTTACACGGGCATGTTTATCATTTCCACGGGACGGTGTAAAGTTCACAACCGGTATATCCATCTGTCTAAGTTCATAAGTTAAAGGTAATCCACTTGCTTTTGCCTCTACAATGACTGATTCTGGTTTCCAATACTCATATTGCTCAAGAGCTTTACGCCGAAGTTCTGGAAATTCATATCTACCTTTTACTGCATCTAATAAAATTAAATTAGGTGGATCATCATCGGTAGGTCTAAAAATACCCCAAGTCGTGATTGCAGAGTAATCGGCTGTTTCTTTTTTAAGGAATGCTGTATCATAAGATTGTATGACATGATCTAGTCTTGGAATATAATCTTTAGTATATTTTCTCCACCACTCCCTTTTTAATATTGCACCTTCTTCTGAAGTAGGTTGTTGCATCCATTGTGCGTTCCATTTACCAACCGGTAATGCTGCTTTAACTTTTTCTAATTCGTCTAGCTTCCAATACTCTGGCCATACAGGACAGGGATTTGTTTTGTTCCGTGGTCAATGATTGCCGGAAATTCGACCACGTGCCACTGATCTGATTTAGCTGCCGTTTGATTTTTAACTAACATACCTGTAAGATCTTTTGTATTCCATCTTGTCATTACAAGTACAATTTTACCACCTGGCTGTAAACGCTGACGTGGACCTGATGTATACCATTCATAAGCAGACTCCATTGCATTAGGACTTAATGCGTCTTGCTCAGAGTGTGGATCATCTATGATTAATAAGTCAGCACCCCGTCCGGTGATTGCACCGCCGACACCAGCCGCAAAATATTCGCCACCTTGTGCTGTTTCCCACCTACCGGCAGCTTGCGAATCTTCTCTAAGTCTTGTTTGAAATATTTTTCCATACTCATTACTATCAATTAAAGTTTTAGCCTTACGACCAAATCTTACAGCAAGTTCTCCTGTGTGCGTTGCTTGAATGATCTTGAGTTTTGGATTACGGCCCACCATCCAGGCTGGCAATAAGTATGACGCGAACTCTGACTTCGTATGCCTTGGTGGCATGTTGACGATCAATCTGTTTATTTCACCTGTTGCAAGTTTATTAAATTTATCTGCTATGTGTCTATGATGAGAGCCTTCTACAAATTCTGGCCACACACATTTGACAAAGGACATGAAGTCATTTCTAGCTTTGTTCTGTATTTTTTTCTCTGCATGCATTACTTGATATTGCAGGTATTGCTTTCTAATATCAGCAGGTAATTTACTTATATCTATATTTTTTTTCATAAAAAATTTTATAAAATTTTTTGCACCTTTTAATGTGTTGGATATGTTTTTAACAGCTAAGACTCTATGAATCAAGGCATAAAGCATAAAGTAGTGGGACCCCTTTTATATATAAAGTGGGGGTGGGGGTGGCCATACAACCTGTGCTTGAGTTGGATAGGGATCCGTGATGTGTGGTGGGTGAGTGTGGTCCTACAGGACCACACAGTTTGTGTTCGTTAGTCTAGTACTACCATGTACTGCTTAGCAAAATGCTGCTTGAACCAATCAAGTCCCTTACGTACTGTATCATAATCACCGAACATCTCTGAACCTATGATAGTATCGTAGACAGCTGCTGCAAACTCTGGCATTGTTGTACTCTCTCCACTGAATCTATTCTTTACCTCAACCTCAACTGTTGGGTCTTCTGGTAACTCAACATCAAATGGCATCTTGTATTCTTTGTTATTGTATTTAATTGTTTTCATATGTCCTTTCTGTTAATAGGACTATCCTAGTTTATTAGGATAGCCCTGTCAATTAATTAATTCCAAAGATCTTTGACCATTGCCCCGTTGGTTGCTGCGTTGAGCGCTTCAAGATACTCGGTCTCAGTCATCATTAAATATGTTAAACAGAATTCATGTTTGATCTGTTGCGTTGCTCCTGGTGTTCTAAGGTAGTCAACTGCTTTGTCTAACATCTCTTGACGTCTTGCACCNCCTGGCATGTANTCATCTTTAATTGTTTTCTTTGTCATAATATTTCTCCTGTATGTTAATAGGACTATCCTAGTTTATTCAACTAGAATTGTCAACCNTATTAATTACAGTTTGTGTATAAGTTCCATCTCTCCACCCATACTGTCGCTGTTCCTTAGTAACCTCTATCGGTGTTTCAAGGGGCTCGGTCCTTGGTGCAATAGCAATTACTTGCTGTACATACTTATGAGCAAAGTCATTGTAACAACTTTGACTACAAAAATAATTGTAGAAATTATTAGCACTATACCAACTACTTGTGTTGTGTTGTTTTATTTTCTTAGTTCTTAGGACCTTGCTACCCTTAACACCTCGTATTCTATCTTGAGTGTGTTGAGTATGACAGCTTGGTCCATGACACCATACATATTCAGACATTATTCCCAACTCCTTTTCATTCTACGCATTTCAGAAAACAATTCTCCCATGTGTAATTTATCGCAAGTCTTAACCCATTCAATTAATTCCTCACGCATTGCTTTCTGTTCCTCGTATGCTTTAGCTTTATTGCTGTCTATTGTTTCAAAGTGTGCTTCATTTTGTTCAGCCATTAGTTCCCCCTCTTAATCCAATAATTGCCCGTTGCAGTTCTGTAATTGTTTGCGTCAATATCAAAATAAGTAATACATGGTTTCATTGCTTTAGAAAACCAATACTTAGATTTTTCTGTCCACTTGCCTCTACGTTCAATAAACTTTTTATGTTTTTCTGCGTAGTAAGATATTTTAAATGTTTCGTTGTCTGTCATAATATTCCTTTCTGTTAATAGGACTATCCTATAATATAGGATAGCCCTTGTCAAATGTTAATTTACACTTTCTTCATATTTTTTTCGTGCCTCTATTTTCTGGGCTAATGTTAAAGGTTTATTATTCTTTAAGCCTTTAATCATATCAGCTAGATTTTTAGGGTTATAGATTGTTAAGCCCGTTGAGTTAGTTCTAATTAATTCAGCTTCCTCAATTTCAATACCAAGTT